CGCATGGTACGTGCCGCGCTCGATCCGCGCCTTCTTCCGGCGCCAGATCCAGTACAAGCAGAACGCCAACCTGTCCTGGGGCGATCCGTCGTCGATCAGCGGCAAGAAGGTGCTCACCTTCGACGAGATGCCGGTGCGCCGCGTCGACTCGCTCAACACCGCAGAGGCGCGGGTCGTCTAAGCCACGGCCTCGAAACAAGAAGGAATCAAAAGCATGGCTTACACCGACGCCCAGAACCGCCCCTCCAACGCGCAAGCGGTGGCCGGCACGGGCACTCTCGTCTCGACCGACACGATTGATCTGCTCACCGCGAACCGGAACCCCGGCCGCGCCGGGCAGATGCGGGTCGTCTGCAACGTCACCACCGTCCTTGCCGGCGGCACGTCCATTCAGGCGCAGCTTATCACCAGCGCCAGTGCGGACCTGTCGACCCCGACGGTCGTGGCCTCCGGCCCGACGGTGGCGCTCGCTTCGGCGGTCGCCGGCGCCGAGCTGCTCGACGTGCCGATGCCCGACACCGGGCAGCGCTACCTCGGCGTGCAGTACGTCCGGGTCGGCACGTTCACGACCGGCAACGTGTCCACGCACGTCGTCGCCGCGACCGATCGGCCGTCGACCGAAATCGCAATGAACACCGGCCTCTAAGGCTCGGCAAGGAAAGGTAAACGAAATGGGTACGTTTCTCGTAACCAATCCGCAGGGCTTCTTCGATGCGAACGGCGCCCTGCATCCCGTCGGGTCGATCGTGACCGGCGACTACGAGGTGAAGGATTCGGATCGGCATCTGGAGAAGTACGATGGGGCCACTGTTCTTCCCGTCGTGCAGGTTGCTCCGGTTGCTCCGACCGGTCCGAACCCGACCGCGCCGCAGCAGATCGCGCCCGATGCTCGCCAGACGATCGCCGGCTACGAGCAGCCCGGCGCCAAGCTGGTCGGCGAAGTCACCGCCCCCGAGGAGGAGCGCATCGCCAATGCGCTGCTCGACGATGACGACGCCGTGGGCGTGCAGGGCGAGATCGTCCAGGCGCTTGCCGATGCCGGCAAGAACCAGGCCGAGGCCGCCAAGCGCGAGCGCGACGGCAACGATGACGACGCGCTGGTGGCCGGAACTGTCGCCGCCATCACGGCGACCCTCGGCGACAAGACCGAGGACGAGCTTCGTCTGATGGCTGCTGCCGAGAATGACCGTGAGCAGCCGCGCAGCGGCGTGCTCAAGGCCATCGACAAGGAGCTTCAGGCGCGCTAAGGGTCAACCTGCTAGCGTCGCGAAAGCGCCCAAAGTGAAAGGCCGGACTGCCATTGGCAGCCCGGCCTTTTTCTTGTAACCCCCTCCCATGACCCGCCGCTATGCCGAGGATCTCAAGGACTGGCGCGTTCGCGAGGAGGAGACCCGACCGCAGGCGCCGGGGATCAACCACATCGAGCAGGCGGCGCTCGACCTGAAGCTCGACGACACGCAGGCTGGAGCCTTCGGCCTCGCGCTGCTGGCCGCCGCGAACCTCGCCGCCGCCAAGGCGTCACTGGCCTATACCATTGCCGATATCTCAGGGTTGACGGCGGCGCTCAACGCCAAGCTCGACGATTCACAGGCCGACAGCTTCGGCTTGCAGATGCTGGCGACATCCTCCTTGACGGCGGGCAAGGCGCTGCTCGCACTGGCGAAGGTCGATGTCGGGCTCGGCAATGCCGACAACACGAGCGACGTGAACAAGCCGGTCTCGACGCTTCAGGCGGCGGCGCTGGCGCTGAAGCAGGATCTGCATGCGGATCTGACAGCGGTTGCAGGAAGCGGGCTCGCCGGCGCATGGACCGTCATGTCGCCGGCGCCGACGGTCACGGCAAGCGGTGGCACCTTCACCTCGGCCAACGCGACGTGCCGCTATCTCAAGATCGGCAAGACCTGCTGGTTTCGGGCGCGGGTCAACATCGTGACCAACGGCACGGCGGCGATCGCAATCCGCTGCACCATGCCCTTCGCCGCAGCGACGACCACAGCCGGCGACTACCAGCCGTTCGCCGCTGATGACATTACGACAGGCTATGCACTGCGCGCGATCCTCAACAATGGATCGTCGAACGCGCTCATCACCAAGTACGACGGCACTTACCCCGGAGTGGACGGCTATCAGCTCGTATTTGCAGGCGCTTACGAAACCGCATAGGTTTACCCCGGCGGCCAAAGATGATAGCCCACCGGAAAGGATGGCGGCATGAGCTTCAAGCAGACCTATTCCGACGTTTACATCTGCAACCTGGCGCTCTCCCGTCTCAAGCAGGAGCCGATCAACTCGATCAACCCGCCCGGCCCGAACGGCAAGGCGGCGCGCGAGATGGCGCGCTGGTACGAGCCGACGGTTGCCCGGTTGCTGGAGACGCACCATTGGGGGCTGGCCGCCAAGCGCACGACTTTGACCGCGACCACCAACGACCGGGACGGCGACGGCTGGCTCTATGCCTGGCAGAAGCCTACCGACATGGCATTCCCGGTGCGCTTCGCCGGACTCGGCTCGACCAGCGCGCTCAACTATTATCGCGGGCTGGGCGGGATCATCGCCATGCTCTCGGGCGAGGCGATCTTCCTCGTGGCGGGCGATCGGATCTACACCAAGCACACCGGCGACGAGATCGACTATACCTCCTTCGACATCACCGAGGCGGCGTTCACCGCCACCTTCGTCGACATCCTCGTGAAGCAGCTTGCCGCCAACACGGCGTTCGCGATCACCGGCAACAAGAAGCTGGCCGACGACATGAACTCCGAGGCGATCAACGCCATCAACTTCGCGATCACGCAGAACCTCAACGCAGGCCAGCCGCGTTACGGCGACCAGCTCATCAGCGAGACGGACAGGGCGCGCGGCGCCGGCTTCGGCCAGCACTCGTGGGATTGGAATTACGGGGTCTATCCAGCGTGACCCGTCAGGTTCTCACCAATTTCTCCAAGGGCGAATTGGGCCCGGAGCTTTACGGCCGGATCGACACGCCGCAATATCGCGCCGCCGCGAAGCGGATCTCCAACTTCATCATCCAGAAATATGGCGGCCTCGCCTTCCGCCCCGGCACCCGATACGTCGGTCCGGCCGACGGCACGGTGGAGGAGGCCCAGCGCTACGTGCCCTTCGAGTTCGGGCTGGAGCAATCCTATGTGCTCCCGCTCTGGGGCTCCAGCATGCGGGCGCTCGCGCTCGGCGGCATGGTGCTGGAGGAGGACGATCTGGAGATCCAGTCGGTCGCCACCGGTGCCACGACCACGCTGGAGATTCCCTATCATCAGTACGCGATCGGCGATCGCATCTACCTCGACGGCAACAGCGGCATGACGCAGCTCAACGGGCGCTTCGCCGACGTGACTGCCGTGCCCGACGGCAACCACGTCACGATCAACATCAACAGCACCGGGTTCGACGCGCTGACAGCATCGACCGGGATCACGCGCGTCGCCCCGCCACCGCCGCCTCCCCCGGCGCCACCTCCACCACCGCCACCGCCGGCGCCCGAGCCACCGCCCTATGTCGGCGGCGGCGGCGGCACCTATGCCGAGCGCGAGCGGCCCTATCATTTGCAGGTGTACTGATGGGCGCTCGCCGAGTTTACAAGGTGTGGACGCCTTACCCCGCCGCCGAACTGGCGGGCCTCGACTTCGCGCAGACGCACGATGTCGTCTATTTCGCGCACCTGAAATATCCGCCCTGGCGGCTGACCCGGCTCGACCATACCGATTGGGAGTTTACGGAAGTCACCTTCGGCTCGACGATGACGCCACCCGGCAGCGTCAACGTCGTCGCCACGCAGCCGAACACCGTCGGCGCGATCGCGACGACCTATGCCTATGTGGTCACGGCGGTCGGCGGCGACCCCGAGCAGGAGAGCATCGCGTCGGCGATCGACACGGTGAGCAATGACCTGTCGCTCAACGGCAATTACAACACGATCACATGGGCTGCCGTCACCGGCGCCGACTACTATACGATCTACAAGGGCGACAATGACGACAAGGGCTACATCGGCTCTGTCACCGGCCTGTCGTTCAAGGATCGCAACCTTCAGGCGATCATGTCGGACACGCCGCCGGTGGCCTATAACCCGTTCCCAGGACCGGGCGATTACCCCTCGACCGTCACCTTCCACGGCCAGCGCCTCTATTTCGCCCGCACCATCAACCGCCCCAATGCGGCATGGGGCTCGCAGCCGGCCGCTTTCGAGAACATGGACAAGGCACGGATCGTCAAGCCCGACGACAGCCTCTCCTTCGCCCTGCTCTCGGAGCAGGTGAACAGCATCAACGTGCTGGTCTCGATGAAGCGCGAGCTGCTCGCCCTCACCTCGGACAGCATCTATGCCATTCAGGGCGGCGACGGCGGCGCGATCACCCCGGCGGCGATCGACCCGCAGCGCCAGACCGGGCGCGGCGCCTCCCGCCTCCGGCCGATCGTGATCGACACGGTTGTTTTCTACCAGCCGAGCAAGGCGTCGGTAATCCGCGCGCTCGGCTTCACCTACGAGATCGACGGCTACAAGTCGAACAACGTGTCGATCTTCAGTCCGCACCTTTTCGATGAGGCGAACGTCGTCTCATGGGATTATCAGGAAGAGCCCTATTCCTGCATCTGGGCGTGCGACACGCTCGGCCGACTGCTCTGCTTCACCTGGGAGGAGGAGCACGATGTCTGGGGCTGGACCGTCTGCGAGACCGAGGGCTTCGTCGAGCAGGTGTCGGTCATCACCGAGGGCGGCTATGACCGGCTCTATCTGCTGGTGCGCCGCACGATCGCCGGGGTTGAGAAGCGATTCCACGAGCGCATGGCGCTGCCGCACTTCGGCGATCCGGCTACGGCCTGCCACCTCGACTGCGCGGTGACGCAGGTTTACGACCCGCCGCAGGCGACGGTCGGCGGCCTCTGGCATCTCGAAGGCGAAACCGTCTCGGCCCATTACGACGGCTATTCGGAGCACGGCTTGCTCGTCGAGGAAGGACAGGTGACGCTTCCCCACGAAGCCACCGTCGTTACCGTCGGCCTTCGCTATGAGGGCGAGATCGAGACCCTGCCGCTCGTCGCCGAGACCAGCAGCGGATCGGCGCACGTCAACATGCAGAACTTCGGCATGGTCACGGTGCGCGCGATCGACACCAAGGGACTGGAGATGGCCGTCTCGGGAGGCGGCGATGTCTGGGAGCCCTTCCCCGAGCGCGACGGCTCGGCGCCTTACGATCTGCCTGATACCGAGAGCCGCGACTATGAGGCACCGGCGCCCGGCCACTGGAAGGCAGGCGCAGGCCTGCGCTTCCGCCAGCTTGAGCCGTTCCCGGTTCACATCACCGGCATCTTCGCCGAGGTCGAGGTCAGCGAAACATGATCGAGATCATCACCGCCAGGCCAACGCATATCGGGCCGATCGCCACCCGGATGCGCGACATCGACCGGATGGAGTGCGCCGCTGTCTGCCACTCGCCCAAGGATGCGCTGCGCCAGGGGCTGATGACATCCTCGGTCGTCTGGACGGCACTGATCGACGGCCGGCCCGAGGCGATGTTCGGCGCGGTGCCGATCTCCGAAATCAACGGCAAGGCGCGGATTTGGCTGCTGATGACCGACAAGGCGGCCGAGCAGCAGGTGGCGCTCGTGCGCCTCGGCTGGAAGTTCACGATGGCCTGCCATGTCCACTATCCGATTCTGGAGAACTACGTGCACGCCCGTAACGACGTGGCGATCCGCTGGCTTTCGCGCCTCGGCTATGCAGTCGGCGCCGTCGATGTTATCAACGGCGTTCCGATGCGGGGCTTCGTCCGCGTGCAAAAGGCGACTTCCTGAATGTGCGATCCAGTCTCGCTCACCATCGGCGCTGCGGTTCTGGCCGGCGGCGCTCAGATTTACGGCGGCATGGCGGCCAATTCGCAGGGCAAGTACGAGGCGCGCGTCTCCGAGGAAAATCGGAAGCACGAGATCAATGCGCGCAACGACGCCGCCGAGCGCGGGGTGCAGGCGCAGGCTCGCCACTGGCGCCAGGTCGCGCAGATGCAGGGCGAGCAGCGGGCGCAGCAGGCCGCCTCGGGCCTCGACATCAGCTTCGGCTCGGCGGCCGATCTGCTCGGCGACGTGGCTGAGATCGGCGGGCAGGACAGCATGACCATCGCCCGCAACACCGAGACCGAGATCAAGGGCTACGAGATCAACGCCGCCAACTACACGATGCAGGGGCGGGCGGCGCGGGCCAAGGGCAAGGCCGCGCTGATCGGCGGGATCATCGGCGGCACCAGCACGATCCTCGGCGGCGCGGCGCAGGCCAGCAAGATGAAGGCCGGCTGATGGCGATCATCCGCGCCGTCACCGAGAACCGCGTCGAGCAACGGCCCTACACCGATGCCCGCGTGCGCGCCGCCGACTTCAACGGCGGCGAGATCATCGCCCGCGCCGTGCAGGGCGCCGGCCGGGAGATGCAGGACACCGCGCAGGTGATGCATCAGATCGAGTTGCGCGACGCCGAGACGCGGGCACGCGACGCTGACATCCAGATGCAGCGCCAGCGGCTGGAGGTTCTGAGCACCGGCGAAAATGCCTACTTCAACCTGCAAGGCAAGGCGGCGCTGAACGCGCTGCCCGACGTGCGCTCGCGGCTCGACGAGATCGACCGCGAGGGCGAGGAACTGCTGAAGAAAGACCCGCACGCCCTGCGCATGTTCAAGGACGCCAACGCCCGCCGGCGGCTGGCCGAGGAGGAGCGCATCGGCGTGCATGCCGGCAAGGCGCGGCTGGAATATGAGGAGCAGACCTTCACGCAGTCGCTCAGTCTCTCGATCGACAGCGCTGCGGCGGCGGCCGACGACCCGGCCGAGATCACCCGGAACTTCGCCACGATCAAGGGACTGGTCGAGCAGCGTGCTGTGCGCAAGGGCCTCGCCGCACCCGGCACGCCGGAGATGGACTTGCTCCAGCGCAAGGTGATGAGCGGCGCGGTCTCGGCCGTTGCCGATCGTATTCGCCTGAAGTCGTCGGCTGAAGCGCAGGCGTTCATCATGGCGCACGCCAAGGAAGTCGACTCCATCGAGCTGACCAAGATGCTCGGCGCAGTGGACGATGAGGCCGCCGCCGAGCGCGTCGACAGCGAGATCGACGGCTTCCTCGTGTTCACCAGCACCGAAGCGCAGATGGCCGACCCGTCGCTCGGCGCGGCGACCGGAACGACCAATGCCGTGCAGACCGCGCTTCCGGCGATGGAGGTACAGCTTGCAGCAATTGGTGGCGTCGAGAGCGGCAATCGCGAGCGCGACGCCGGCGGCAATCTCATCACCAGCAGCGCCGGCGCGCAGGGCAAGATGCAGGTCATGCCCGGCACGAACACCGACCCCGGCTACGGCGTCACCCCGGCGCGCGACAACAGCGACGCCGAGCGCACTCGGGTTGGTCGCGACTATTACAAGGCGATGCTCAAGGAGTATGGCGGTAACGCGACGCTGGCCCTGACCGCCTACAATTGGGGACCGGGCAACGTCGATGCCCACATCCGCAAGGTCGGAGATCCGCGCAAGGGCCAGATTTCCGACGCTGCATTCATCAACAGCCTGCCGGCCGACAAGAACGGCATGCCGCGCGCCTATGCGCCGAAAGTGCTGAGCCGGATGGGCGCGGCACCCGGCCATGCCGGCACGCCCGAGGCGCAGTCGCCGACCTATGCCGGCGAGGAGATCAACCTTGCCGCGACGATCAACAAGATCGACGCCTCGGATCGCACCTTCGTCGAGAAGCAGGCACTGAAGGCGGCGGCCAAGGAGCGCTATTCGCTCGGCCGTCAGGCTCGGAACGACGCCGAGAGTCGAGTACAGGATGCCGCGCTCACGGCAATGCTCGCACTTGGCGACAACTATACTAGCTACGATCAGTTGCCGCTCTCTGTGCGTCAGCAGGCAACGCCGCAATTACAGGCGTCACTTCGGCAAGCAGCCGAGACTAACAAGGCAGCCAAACAGCGTGAGGCCGAAGGTCGGGCGCAGGATCTCGCCGAGCAGAACCCGTTCTATTGGGATATGAAGGAAGCCTATAACGGCACGCCAGAGGAGCGCGCCTTATTGCTCCAGCACGATTTCCGATCGCGCGGCGACCTGACGTTTCAGCAGCGCAGCGAGTTGCTGGCGATGCGAGGCACGGTCGAGCGCGAGCGCAATGCCGATCGCGAGCGCGCGTCGGAGATGCGCTTCTCCCGAGGGCGCACCCGTGCGACTGTCGGCCGCTTCGCCGGCCGCGACGCGGGGATCTCCAACAGCAGCCGGGCGTCGGAGACCGAGCGCCGCAACCGCATCTTGCTGGAGGAGCGCGTCAACCTGCGCGCCGAGCGGTGGATCGCCGACAACAAGAAGCAGATTCCCGATGCCGAGCTGGAGCGGATCACGCGCGAGGAACTCACGCCGGTCGTGGTCGTCCAGTCGGGCGGCTTCTTCGGCGGCACGGATGAAGTCGAGATGCCGGCCTATCGGGTCAAGGGCATGCCGGCCGGCACCAAGATCCGCGTGATCCTGCCCAAGAGCGTGCCGGCACCGGAGGCAAGGAAGATCGCGCAGGATTATGCGAGGGTGAATAATGGCGCCGTTCCCGATCCCGAGATGATCGAGCGCATCTATCGGCAAGCAGGACAGTAATGGCGACCGACTATACCGACATCATTCGCCGCATGCAGTCGCAGAGCGCGGGCACGCAGGTTGCGCTTCAAAGCGAGCGCAACCCGGCTGACGTGGCGCGGGCGCGTCGCCTGTCGCGCTACACCAACACCCCGGCGCCGATGGTCGAGGGCAACTTCGCACCCTACGAGGCCGAGGTGCTGCGCCGCCAGACCGAGGATGCGGTGCGCGACAATCCGTGGATGGCGCAGTACCTGGGCCAGCCTGACAATGCGGCGATCGCCAAGAAGGACATCCCGAAGCTGGCGACCGCCAGCCAGTTGCTCGGCGGCACGAGCGACCTGGCATCGGTCGTCGGCTATCGCGACGACGCGCCGCTCGCGCCCAGCTTCCAGCGCAATCAGCGCGACTTTCGGGAACTGGCCGGCCGCGCCCGGTCTCGGGTCGAGGGCCGTCGGCTCAACCGCGATCTCGAAGCGAACTTCGCCGAGCGCACGCTGAACACGGCCGAGGGCATGGTCATGGGTGGCGTGATGTCGGCGGCCGGCGGCTTGGCCGGTGCCTCGCAGTTCGTCATGGACAGCATTGGGCTCGGCGACGAGACCGCTGCCTTCTTCGAGGGCGAGCGCCAGACCCGCGAGCACGTCATCGCCGAGACCACGCCGACGGACCTCAACACCTTCGGCGAGGGCATCTACTCCG